GTCGAGCAGCAACAGCAGCCCGATGGCAGCACGCGGCTCGATGTGATCGTCGAGCAAATGGAAGCGCGCATGGCCCGGTCGATCTCACAGGGTTCCGGCTTGGCGCCGACCCTGGAGCGCCGCTACGGACTCAATCCTGCAGCCGGAGCCATGCGATGAACATCACCTGGCCCACAACACTGCCGCTGCCCTCGGTCGAAGGCTATGGCCTCACGCCCCAGGAAGCCGTGCTGCGCACCGACATGGAATCGGGCCCGGCCCGTCAGCGTCGTCGGTTTCGGCAAACGCCCACGCGCATCACCGTGCGCTGGCTGTTCAGCGAATTCGAGTTTGCCCTGTTCGAGGCTTGGTACAAGTACCACGCGGACGAGGGCGGGCAGTGGTTCGAGATCACCTTGCTCGGCGGCCTTGGCCTCTTGCCGCACGAAGCCCGTTTCACCCGCCAGTTTGAAGCCCAGCTGCGTTCTGCCCGGCGCTGGGACGTCAAGGGCGAGCTGGAAATCCGCGAGCGGCCCACGCTCGACGAGGGCGCGCTCAACCTGATGCTGGAGCTCTCCGCCGACGACCTCTTTGCCATGGGCAGCGAGCTGCACCAACTGGTGCACGGCACCTTGCCGCTTCGCTGGCCGGCCTAGCGATACCTGATTCACCCATTCATCCAAATTTCGGAACCAAGTCTATGAGTCTGCAAACCGATCTGCATCAAGCGGTCGCGCAGGTCACGGCCGACAGTGCCTTGTTGCACACCATCGTGCACGGCACCACCGCGCAGACCGTGACCACCGAGGGTGGCGCGGTCGCCACGGTGGCCAAGCTGCTAGCGGACGCCGATGCCCGCATCAACCTCGCCGCTGACGGCCTGCTGGCCCAGAGCCAGACCGCTGCCCACGACGCGCTGGCCTCGGCCGAACTCGCGGCCAGCGAAGCCGACCGAGCGCAGGCCTCGGCCGACCAAGGCGTGGCGGACACCACTGCCGTGCTCAACCAGGTGCAGTCCAGCGGCAACCAGATCCTGGTGGACGCTGAAGCCGTGCTGCAGCAGGTCATCGCCCGGCTTCTCGCAGTGGGCCTGCCCGACACACTGGTCGGCGCGCGCGGGATGCTTCTGAAGGTCAAGGTCGATGAATCCGGCTACGAGCTGGTCCATACCGCGGCCTTGCCTCGCTTCTATGGGTTCGCGCTTTCCAGCGACGGATCGGAACTGCTGGTTACGGAGGGACGAGATGCCAACTTCAATGCGCAAGACTTCCTGGCTTGGACTCTGGCCGAAGGGGTGACCTTTGCCCTCCATCAAAACGCCCTGGAGGTGCAACTGTGAACCTGGATATATCGGCGCTGGGCTACCGCTGGTGCGGCCTCTACTCGCCTTACCTAAGCTACCGTGATGGAGATGTGGTCTTCAAGGAGGGCGGTGCCTGGGTGATCCGCCACGGTCAGCCGCAACCCTTTGCGCTGGGCCAGCAGGATGCAACGCTCAAAGGCCACTTGCTCACCGGTGGGATGTCGGTGGGTGGCATCGGGAGCATGGTGCTGCACGCGAATGGCGCCAATGGTGTGGATAGTGTGGAATTCCGCTTCATGGCCGATCGCAACGGCACGGTGGCCACGGCGCTGATGAACACCGACCGCGCAGCAGCCGACTACCACAGCGCCAACTTCTTCATGGCCGCGCTCATGAACGACGGCTCGGTGCGTGCCTGGGGACGGGCGCTTGCTGGCCAGCAGGGCACGGGCAGCACAGGCGACATTGGCCGCACCTTCCCGGCACGGGTGGCGTTTCCGCCCGGTACGCCCCGTATCACGTCCATCACCTGCATGTGGGACGAGACCTTCTTCATCGATGCCAGTGGCGGCTTGCGGCACGCCGGGGCCAACAGCGACGGTGGTTCGCCCACGGCCACCGCCAATCCGGTGCCTCGACGCGTCAATGGGGTGGGCCAATTGCCTGCCGCTGCCGTGGTCAAGCGGGTCTTCACGGGTCACGACTGGTACGGCTATCGCATGTTCGCTTGCCTCGATGACGCCGGCCGGGTCTATGTCTGGGGCAACAACCGCTATGGCAGCCTCGGGCTGGGGCACAGCACCACCGTCGCCACGCCCACGCTCGTGCCCTTCACGCTCGACACCCCGATCCGCGAGGTCTTTCTGTCGGGCGGCTTTCATGCCGCGAGCTACCTGGTGGACACCCAGGGCAAGTTGTGGGTGGCCGGCGAGGCGAACGCCTGTGGCTTTGGCAGCGACCAATCCGTCCACCGCCTGCTCATGCCCTGGGGCAGCGACAAGCGCGTCAAAAAAGTCTTCTGCTCCGAGTCCGACGGCCATTGGGTCGCGGGCGCCCAGTACTACCGCGCCTACGGCGTGGTGCTCGAAGACGGATCGCTCTACCGCTGGGGGCACGACAGCGGTCAGATCGGGGGCAGCTGGGGCACAGGGTTTACGGGAGACATCTATACCGGGCACGCGCTGTTTCCATACAAGGTGCTCGATGGTGTGGCCGATGCCTACGCCATCTCCGGTGGCTATGGCCGCACGCTCGCGCTCATGCAAGACGGCACGGTGCGCCACACCGGGTACAACGGCTACAGCATCGGCGGCGGCAGTGACCGCACCACCTGGGCCACCATCGGCGGCGACTTCCTGACCCAAGTGACCAAGCTGCGGGTCTATGGCAGCAGCTACGGCTCGTCGGCCATGGCACTCCGATCTGACGGCAAGGCCGTGGGCTGGGGCATGGGGGCGACCGGGCAGTGCGGCCATGGGTATGCCGATACCTCCAACGCCCCCTCTCGCTTCGTCCTCATCGACCGGCCCATCGTCGACTTCTCCCGCTCCGGGGCGATGGGTTGCGGCGAGGGTGGCGAATACCACAACGGCGCCTACCACTTCCTCACAGTCGATGGCCAGGTGATGAGCACTGGCAACGGCAGCTATGGCCAAACGGGGGATGACGACAGCGACCATCGCTTCGCGCCGTCACCGATCCTGTTCTGAATTCCACCGACTTCCATCTCCACTCTTCAAGGACTGTTCATGGGAACCGTTTCTCTGGGCAAGATTGCCTTTACCTGGCGCGGCGCGTATGACGCGAGCGCCACCTATGCCCGCCAGGACGTGGTGGGCCAAAACGGCGACAGCTTTGTGTGTCTCTCGGACGCCACCACGGGCGTGGCGCCGCATGCCAATTCCCCGGCCTGGGATCTGTTTGCGCAAGGCACGCAAGGGGTCTCGAATCTGCCGGGCGAGGTCATCTACTTCGATGGCAACCAGCTGGTCGCTTTGCCCGCAGGCCAATCCGGTCAGGTGCTCACCATCGGCGCGCAGGGCGTGCCGGTCTGGGCGACACCCGATGTGCGTTCCGGCACCAAGGCCCTCAAGTTGCCAGAAAACGCCAGCAACACGCAACCCAGCAGCTATCGCCAGTTCGGTCTCATCATGACCGATGGCAGCATCCGGGCCTGGGGGCGCAACGTCAATTTCAAGCTGGGGGACGGCACCACCTTCGCGCGCTCTTACCCGGCACGCACGGCGTTTCCACCGGGGTTTCCGGGAGCTGACAAGCTCTATTACAGCCACGACACCAACGGCTACTGCATCGACAAGAACGGCCAGCTCTGGGGCTGGGGGTTCAATGGCTATGGCCAACTCGGTACCGGCAACACGGCCAACCAGCCGGTGCCTTACAACATGAGCGCCAACGCCAGCAACTCGATTGCCGGCAAAACCGTGGTGCAGATCGCGCAAAACTGCGGCGTCGAGGGCTACAACAGCACCCTGGTGCTGTGCAGCGATGGCACGGTGCATGCCTGCGGTTACAACGCCCATGGCCAGCTCGGTCTGGGCGATGTGACCCAGCGCAACAACTTCGTGCAGTTGCCGGTGCTCTCAGGCATCACCCAGATCGCTGCTGGGCGCGAGCGCTACACCGCCTATTACGCGGTGAAGAATGACGGCACCCTGTACTCGTGGGGTTACAACGCCAACGGCCAGCTGGGCGATGGCACAACCAATCAGGCCAACGTCGCCATGCCGCGCGCGGGCGGCAGCCTCGCCGGCAAAACCATCGTCAAGGTCTTTGGCGGCTACGTGCACGCCTTTGCCTTGGACAGCACCGGCGCCCTGCATGCTTGGGGCACCAACGACTACGGGCAACTGGGCAATGGCAATCTGGCCAACCAGTTCATCCCGGTACAGGTGGCCACCAACGTGGCCGATGTCTATGCCGGCAGCTACGACTACCCGCTCACCTACCTCAAAAAAACCGATAAGACCCTGTGGGCCTGCGGTGCAGGGGCGTATTGGGGTAACGCCAACGGCAGCAACAGCGGCAACTTTGTGCAAGTGCCGGTGGGCAATACGGTGGTCAAGGCCGTGCATGGCGGCACCGGTTCCTACAACTATGGCGCTACCTTGCTGGAAAACGGCACCGTCTACGCCTGGGGCTACAACGGCAACGGGGCGCTGGGACTGGGGGATGCCACCAACCGCAGCAGTGTGGAGCTGGTGCGCATTGCACAGCGCCGCGTGGTCGACATCTCGTCCTACGGCTCCAGCTCCGAGCAAGGCCTGGTGTTTCTGCTCGACGATGGTCAGGTGCTGGCCAGTGGTTATGCGGGCGAGGCGCAGTTGCCCGAGGACGACAGCGAAACCAGCTACGTGCCTTACCCCGTCATTCTGTAGGGGGAGCCATGCCAAATACCGCTTTGTCTGAAGCGATTAAAGAAGCCTACGCTAGCGCGCCTTCAGAGCAAATCATCCTGCACACCCTGGAATTGCGCCATCCGGCCTTCGTCGACGACGCAGGTCAGTTGGTGGCCATTCGGGTGGTGCGCGACACGGGTGATCTGTGGGCTCGACTGGAATCGCAAGCCCCGCTGCAAGCCGGCGAGCGCGTGCAGTTCGTGGCCATGGGCTTTGAGCTGGATTTGCCGCCAGTGGACACCATGCCCGTGCCGGAAATCACTGTCACCCTGGACAATGTCTCGCGCGAGATCGTCCGGCATTTGGATGCGGCGGCCGAGTCGCAGTCGGTGATCGAAGTGACCTATCGGCCTTACCTGTCAACCGATCTGGAGGGCCCGCAGATGGACCCACCCATCCACCTGGTACTCACGGAAGTGGAGGCGGACATCTTTCGGGTGACCGGCCGGGCGCGCATGCTGGATGTGGGCAACAAGGCCTTCCCCGGCATCAGCTACACCGCCAAAACCTTCCCGGGCCTGACCCGATGAACCCGACATCCCATTGGGCGGCCGATCTCATCGGTCGGCCCTGGCACGCCGGTGCACGTGGCCCGCACGCGTTCGATTGCTGGGGCCTGTTCCTCGCCATCCAGCGCGAGCACTTTGGCCGAGACCTGCCCGAAATCCCGGTAGATGCCAACGACCTGCGCACCGTGATGACCACCTTCCGCGACCATCCCGAGCGGCAACGCTGGGCAGTGGTGGCGCAACCCTCCGAAGGAGATGCTGTGCTGCTGCGCCAGTCCCGCCACCCGGTGCATGTGGGCGTGTGGCTCGTGGTCGATGGCGGTGGTGTGCTCCACGCGGTCAAGGACGCGGGCGTCGTGTTCCAGAAGCTGCCCGAACTCCTGCTGCATGGCTGGCGAGTCGAGGGCTATTACCGATTTGTGGAGAGCACGTGATTCACGCCAAGCAAAGCGCAGAATGCCCGCCGCCGGGCCGCCCCAAGGCGGGCATTGCACCCCCTCGGGGGGCAGCGACCGAAGGAAGCGTGGGGGCCATGGTTGTCCTGCTGCGCAATCCCTTCCAGCCCAGCAAGCGCGAGGTGATGGTGGCCCACCCAAGTCAGACCATCCGCCAGTGGCTCGGTGCCCAGGGTATTGCCGAATTCGATCACCCCACCGTCTGCATCAAGAACGGCGCGCCCGTATTGCGTGCCGATTGGGCGGCCACGCCCATCGATGGCGTGGTGCTCTTCATCACCCTGCCGCAGGGCGGGGGAGGTGGCGGCGGTGGCAAGAACCCGTTGCGCACGGTTCTGATGATCGCGGTGATGGTGGTCGCCACCGTCTATGGCGGCCCATTGGGCGCCAGCCTGGGATTCAGCGGCAACCTGGCCACAGCCGTTGGTTCGGCCATCATCATGACGGCGGGTTCCGCCCTGGTCAGCGCCCTGGTGCCGCTACCCACGCCCAATATGCCGTCCTTTGCCGGTTCGGGCGGGAGCCTGGCGCAACCATCGCCCACCTACAGCCTGCAGGGTCAGGGCAACTATGCGCGGCTGGCCCAACCCATACCGGTCGTCTTCGGCCGCCATCTGGTCTATCCGGACTTGGCCGCCACCCCCTATGGCGAATATCAGGGCAATGAACAGTTCCTGCACCAACTGCATTGCATCGGCCTGGGCGAATACGACATCGAGCAGATCCGCATCGAGGACACGCCCATCGCCTCTTTCGAGGAAGTGACCTACCAGATCGTGCCACCGGGCAGCGCGGTCACGCTCTTCAACCCGGATGTAGTGACCGCCCCAGAGGTCGCCGGGCAGGAATTGCTGGCTGGCACCTGGACCGGAGGCTTTGCCATCAACCCGGCCGACAGTGAGGTCACGCACATTGGCATCGACATCCTGCTGCCGCGAGGGCTGTATTACGCCAATGACGCCGGCGGCCTGGACAGCCGCAGTGCGAGCTGGAAGGTCGAAGCACGAGCCATCGATGCCGAGGGGGACGCGCTGAACGACTGGTTCACGCTGGGCAATGAGAGCCTGACCGCTGCCACCACCACGCCACAGCGGCGTACGTACCTTTATCACGTCGCTGCGGGGCGATACGAAGTACGTGCCGCGCGCCTGGATGGCAAAGACACTAACTCACGTGCCGGTCACGAGGTGCGCTGGGGTGAGGCTCGGGGCTATCTGGCCGGCGGCGTGACGTTCCCTGACAACGTCACGCTGCTCGCCATCCGGATGCGCGCCACCGACAACCTGTCGCAGCGCTCCAGTCGGCTCATCAACTGCATCGTCACGCGCAAGCTGCCGGTCTGGTCGGTGGACACTGGCTGGTCTGCTGCCGTGCCCACGCGCTCCATCGCCTGGGCCTTTGCCGACATCCTGCGCGCCAGCTACGGCGCCAAGTTGCCCGATGCCCGGATCGATCTGGCCGCCTTGGTACAACTCGATCAGGTTTGGGCCAGCCGGCGGGATCAGTTCGATGGCGTGTTCGACCAGCAGGTCACCGTCTGGGAGGCACTGACCCGGGTCGCCCGCTGTGGCCGGGCGGTGCCTTTCCTGCAAGGTGGCATCGTGCGTCTGGTGCGTGACGAAGCCCGGCTCTTGCCGGTGGCGCTCTTCAGCCCCCGCAACATCGTCAAGAACAGCCTCAAGATCCAGTACGTGATGCCGGGCGAAGAGACGGCGGACGCGGTGACGGTGGAATTCTTCAGCAGCCGCACCTGGAAGCCCGATGAAGTGACGGTGAGCCTCCCAGGCTCCAGCAGCACCAATCCAGCCAAGCTGCGGCTCTTTGGTTGCACCACCGAAGCCCATGCCGTGCGCGAGGGGCTGTATCTGGCGGCGGCCAACCGCTACCGCCGGCGCATCATCACCTTGCGCACCGAGCTCGAAGGCCTGATCCCCACCTATGGCGACTTGATCGCCATTGCCCATGACATGCCCAGTTGGGGAGTGGGTGGCGAAATCGTTGCCTGGGATGCCGATACCCACACTGCCACGCTGTCCGAGCCGGTCGCGTTCGTGGATGGCCAGCCGCACGTGATCGTACTGCGCCGTCGTGATGGCGGCGTCAGTGGTCCGTATGCGGTAACACCCGGTAGCAACGCACAGCAGGTGGTCTTCGCAGACCTACCCGATATCCCCATCGAAACCGGCCTGTCGGCCGAGCGCACCCATTTTGCCTTCGGGGTGGCCGAGCAATGGAGCCTGCTGGCCCGGGTGATCGCGGTGCGCCCGCGTGGCGAGCAGGTGGAAATCACCTGTGTGGCCGAGCACCCGGCAGTGCACAGCGCCGATGGCAGTGTCGACAGTAGCACCGCCCCAATCTGAAAGGAAAGAAGATGAACGAACCCCACCTGATGGATGGCATGGTGGTCATGCCCCATGACGAATTTGAAACCCTGCTGGAACGTGCCGCCGAGCGTGGGGCGCGTCACGCCTTGTCCGATGTCGGACTGGATGGCCCGGATGCCGCAAACGACATTCGCGAGCTCAGGAATCTACTCGACGCTTTCAACGAGGCCAAGAAAACCGCCGGTCTCACGCTGGTCAAGATGCTGGTCACGGGTCTGGTGCTCGCCTTGCTCGCCGGCACCATCGTCAAAATCAAACTGTTCGGAGGCCCACAATGAGCCCGATCTTCACCACGCTCGCCCCCGGCCTCTTCGAAGCCGGCGCCAAACTGATCGACCGCCTGATCCCCGATCCGGCCCAGCGCGAGCAGGCCAAGCT